GTATATGGATAAAACAATTATAGAAATGCATATGACTATAGATCGTTTAAAGAATATCGAGGAATGCCTTAATAAGCAAATAGCATTTCAAAGAAAAATAACGGTGGCGATTTTACTCGCAGGAACTTATGCAATTTATAAAAAGATAAGGAGTAGACAAAATAATGATTGACTTTATGATTGTTGCTACAAGATGTAGCAAAAAGGGTGTGATCGAAATATATCCAAAGTTCATCATTAAAAAAAGTTCCGATCTCATGATTAGAGGTGGTGATTTCTATGCTATCTGGATTGAAAAGCGTGGCTTATGGTCTACGGACGAACAAGATGCGTTGCAATTAATAGATGAAGAATTAGACGT